ACATCTTCCATTGAAATGGTCTGTAAGTCATTTTGCCACCCTCCCTAGTTAATAGTTAGAGTGCGTTCCTTCAGCGACTGCTTACTTCCGCCCTTTACGGGTGAACGTTTAATGTAATACTATTTATACATTAATCAGTGTCATATTTATATTCTTGATCAGAATCTACACTTGCGCATTTATCGAATTCATCCATATCATGAACATATAACTGAATGATAGCGTAATGTAATACTTTCAGTAAATCTTTACGAGCATCATCACTGGTACCTTTTTTGCCATATCTTTGAGCATACTTCATAATATTACCGATACAGAAACCTGTACCATGACCGCCATCAATAATAAATTCTGTAGCCTGAAAGTGCTGTCTAGAATAGTGACCAGTGTAAGTCGAGTCAATTACTCTTTGTAACTCTTCTACATAATTATCTTCATTAAACTTATATTCACCTTTCGGTTCTTTTGTTTTATTCATGCTCGCCTCCGGGGTCGTTATCATCTAATTTAATTCTTTTGCCATTATACCACATGTGTCTTGTTCTGCTTGGTGTATGATATCCATTTGTTCTTTGTTCTAATCTTAAAAAAAACTGTGGACGTCTTTTTGCAGTTTCAAAAGTAGCGACTGTTACTGCGATAGCCGCTAGTACAAATATATGAGCAACAGTAGTAACGCCAAAAATCCACATGCTACCAAAGTAACTACTAAATACAATGCACCACATCCACGCTAAAACTTGAAGTACCATATGTCTTGTATTTGTATGCGGTATTTTTTTAAGTGGGTTAATATCCGCATTCATTATACCGTTCCAACTATCGTAAATAAACTGTCTCATTTAAGACACATTGTATTGCTGTTTAACGACCAATACGTTCCAATCTGGATTTTCTTTCATCATAGCTGCTGCTTTTTCTTGTAGTTCTTCTTTATTGGTGCTGTATTCTGCTATCCATGTTTTTTGATTAGGAGCTTTTACAACTATTTTAAATTCATTTTTCATTTAATACTACCTATCATTACTAATATTGCAACATAAAAAAATGCAAATACAAAAACTGGTGCCGCGTTTGATATTTTTTTAGTAGTCGGCGGCTCACGTTTTACGTAATATTGGCCCATGTAATCTCTATCCCAAGCGTCTCTTCTCGTATCTTGCTTTGTCTGGTCAAACTTTATAGACAGTGGATCTACTTTATAATCTTCTTTCATTTTTCCCATCTGTAAAATATATGATCACCTACAATAAGTGTTTTTGTCTTGGTTTTTCTCCATGCTGGAAAAACATAGTTTGCATGATAATGTGTTGCGCCTGCTGTTATATCTTCATTATATTGGCCAAAGAATATTATCCTAGCTATCTCAATAGCGATTCTATATACTTGTCTGTCATACAATGGTATATCATCGCCTTTACCGTCACAGTACCAACTAAATTGACATCTGTTTTTAACTGGAAATAATATTGTTTTATCTTTCCAAGATGGCCTTGTTGGACCTTGCTTTATTACTTCACAATACGTGTCAGGATACCGTTTATCACTAACACGATTATCGACTACAAATGCAACTGCAAACATACCTCTTACTGGTTGATTACGTGCTTCCCAATATATATTATCCGCTAAACATGTAATTTGTTCAAATGCAGTACCTTTAATTGTATTTGCTGGTGCAGGTGGACTACAAAAACTTAAACCAAGGAATGCTAATGCGCCTACTAACATTCCTTTTACGTATGTTTGTGGATTATGCATATCTACCCCAAAATTCACACCAAACTTCTTCTACATAGTCTTTGGCAATTTTAAGCTGATAAGATGATAGTGTCTTAGATAAAAGACTGCAGACTATGTCTGACGCTATTTCACATGTGTCAGAATCTGTGATAATATCTTCTAAGTCAACGCTGTTACAAACTGTTTCTTCAACATCCATCATATAATTTTTCATTTTAGCCATTTTTTAACTCCCTTTTTAATTTTATAATATTATTATACCATACTTTTCTATAAATGTAAAGGAAAAAATTCATTAAATTGTAACTTCGTACCTAAGATTTTCGGCAACCCAATCAACACCTAGATCGTGTGCAATTGCTACAACTGCGTTTTCTCTAGGAAGTGTGTCCATATATTGGATTAACTTCTTTGCACCAGAATAATTCTTATCCTTAATCATATTAAGAATATGCTTGAAATCTTTAGCATCTTGCTTGTACATATCAGACATATCTTCGCTAATAGCCCAAGGTGCTTTAGAATCTGCGATTGTTCCTTTTATTAGATTATTTAAATGCTTCATAATTCAACTCCTTAATTTTTTATTTTATAGATATATTATACCATAAAAAAAAGGAAATGTACACCTTTTTTTTCACTTAATTGAAAAAAAGTGTTGAACTAGTTAACTAAATCCATTTTAGCTTTAGAATCATACGTTTTTACTGAAACGTTATCAGGTACTGGAAATTTAACTGCATCATGAATATGGTGCATTATGAATTTTGTATTTGAAAATTCTTTAAACATGTTCTGCCAAACTGGTCGCCAATTATTTGCCAGCCTATGATTATTCATGTTACCTCTGTCAGAATTAAGGTAGAAGTCAGAACAACTTCTTAGATTAAAATCAAATATAGAATCAAATCCATATAGATGAACTTCATCTGCTTTAATTTTATTTGCTGCATAGTGAACTGCCATGTGGCCGCAGTTAAAGTCTGTATAGTTTGCCACGTACTTTGGAAGTACTGTATAAAATTCTTTTACTTGGTGAGAGTGTTTTACGTAAAATGTAGGCTGTTGATCCATCCATATCTTTGGTCTCATACCTAAGATCCAGTCACCAGGAATTGTAAGTGATCCTTCATGCAGTGCACGCATCATTTTAAAATCTACCATGATAGTTCCATAAGCGCCTGCGACTGGCCACGGTGGAATGTTACAGGTTAACTTCATTCCGTTACGTTGTTCCTTATGAAATAAACTGGCTTGATCACCGTTTCCTACAATATGAACTACTTTCATAACATACTCCTAATCTTCTCTTTACCTTTCCGTCCAGTCCAATGCATTACTTTTATCTTCCCTTGATAATCATCGTTTTCTGTTTGTATTCTCATGACGTTATATTCGTTAGGTAAGTCATTAACTGCACCTATCTTTGTAATAGGATTTAGCATTGAGTGTAATACTTCTTGATCGCCAACTTTTGGATTTGCTTTCACTTGTTTCGCCCATTGTGTTAGTATTACAGGTTTATCTATAAATCCTACGATGCCTGAATTATGCCAGACTTCATTACGTCTTTTAGTCCACGGTTTATCTTCAACCATATTTAATTTTTTTGGTTCTAGTAGACCGAATATATTATCTATATTATCTTTTATTTCACAATCCATATCAATCCATACTGTCTTCTTGGCAGGACAACTTAACATTGATAATGGTTTTTTAAACCAGCCTTTCTCAGGTGATTTAGTCATGTCCATTACGGCATGCACGTTTTTTCTTACGTACTGAAGAGCTGACTCTGTGACTCCAAAGTTAGCAAAGACAAGTGGCGTCTTGTTATGCTTTTTGTAATTACCTATAAACCATTCTAAAAACCATTCATGGTTCTTATCACAGCCAGTTAAAAAAGCTTCATTATATAATTTCGTAGGATTCGCCATAATTATGTTTTGCGTAGCAACCTGCTTTTTGTTGTATTGTAGTAAATGAGTCTCTTGCTTCTACTGGCCAAGGATAGTACTCACCTAAAGTAAACTTGCTTGAATGTATGTATATGTCCGTAGGACCTGCACTAAATACAGCTTCATCGATAAGTTGTTGTGCACCTTTTGGAGTTACACGATATGCGTGTGCACCAGGAAAGTACGGTTTAGAAACTAATGATCCATATCCTATAAAAGATGGAGTATTAAATTTTCCATATGATGGCTTACCTAAGCTTAATATGTCAAACATTGGTAGTGATGGGACGTCTCCTACTAAAACTGCGTCATGTTCAAATATGTAAACAGGACGTTGTAGTTTAACACATTTCTTCCATAAACTGTGATGACTTAAGAAACCAGCGATACAATTTTCTGGTCTACTATACTTTTCAACAAAGCCATTTTTATTATACTTTAATTTTTTAAGTTCTTCGTATACATCGCAATTTTGTGGCGTATACGCTTTATGTTTTTTAATACCATAACCGAACACTTGTCCGCTTTTAATACATCTATTTGCGACTTGAACAGATCTTTCATTGTCCATCATTGTTATTACGTACATTATCATAGTGTTGTCGTTGACCTCAATCCTTGTACTCTTGTATAAAAGTTACGTGTTACGCCTAATTTTTCTATGAGTTGATAACACATCAATGCATCATTAGGCCACATACCGTGTTCTTGTGCAAGCTGCAGCATCTTAACAGCACCTGCCGGTTTAATTACATATGCAGAATTACCAGCTAATCCTTGCGGAACGTTAAATTCATCGATACGAGGCACAGGTTGAAAAAAATCTACTCTTTCAAGTATCATGTCATGATATAGTTTTGATTTTCTTGTAGCCATTGATGGATCATTTATACCTATGATATCAAAGTCAGAGTTTCTAAAAGTTCTATCTGAAGGTAGTTTTCTAATGATTCTTGCATCATGTTCAAAAATCATTATCATCTCATCTAGCTGCTTACATTTTTGCCACAAGTACCAGTGACTTAAGAAACAAGATATACGTTTATCTTTATTTTGTGTAGGATATGCAGACTTTATCAAACCTGTTTTTAAGTCTGTTTCTTTACCTTCCCATGGATATTTCCATACGAGACCGTTTCCACCAGAGAAACCTAAAACTTTTTCTGTAGGCAAAGCGTAGTGCGATTCAAGATCATCATCATATCCGTACTTAATATAACTTTCCTTAAGTTCTCTGTAACCGGCTTCAGAAAGTTTGTTGTCTTTAACAACTATTGCAAAAGCTTTCATTTCATCACCTTTACTTCATCACCGTCTTCGATATAATATTTTCCAATACAGTATCTTTTAAGATACTCGCGTCTTGTATATGCAAAGTTATTAACATTATCTATTATGATATCAAACCTAGGCTTGTTCCATACATCTTTCATAATCGCATTTATACTTTTCTGATTACCGGTATCGCACCTTGACCAAAATATTCTTTTATCGTTTAAGTATTGATATTTATCCGGTTGTTGTTTGTCAAATTCGTCGATACAATAAATGTTAGATCTTTGTAGGAATCTGTGAAACGCTGGTATGCTATTTTCTACACCTACTTGTAATATGTTTATTGGTTTGTGCCTGTACTGAAAAAGCTGTTCTTCGTAAAATAAAGAATAGTTTTCTCTATTTGATTTATACCTTTTAAAAAGAGTGTCAAGCATGAGAAAACTTTTCCAGTGCGGCACCTCCGTAAACACAATGGTGATTATCCATTACACTTAACAGTTGATACCACCCGTACTCAGCAGGCCAAAGTCTTTTTTCTTTATGCATCTTATGAACTAAGTCGCAGTCATACATGTCTCTTCTATGGAATATTAAATTATCATTTAGCCAATAGGACCAGTCACGACTCCAAGTCTGATCAGTTTCAGGTGTAATGTAAACATGTTCTATGTCTTTAAATTTATCAAGTTTAACGTGTCTACCTCCACGGATAGCAAATCCAATAGCCATCTTTTCATCATATGATTGATTTAAATACGCATTATAATTTAAATGTTCGGATACTATGGTGTCCCATCGAGTGCGAATTATCATATCATATTCTTCAGGTAGGTCTGCAACTTGATAAGCATGACCTATAAGCTGTTTTGTAGCATTCATTAATTTTGCCTGATTAGACATACCAGTCTTATTAATAAAATCTTTTTTATATGCATGATACTTAGGATGAGGATTATCGGTTACGCACTCACACCACGGATTATAATGTATATGTGGTTCAGGATAATATGTTGACTTAAACTCTTCGGACATACCATTTTTTGTTTCTGTCCAAGAAGAAAAGAACATTGGTACATCAGGAAAAGCTTTTCTTAAGTGTCTTATATTTCTATTGATATTTCCTCTGGCTACGCCAGATATACAAATTGCAGGTTTCATTATAACGTATCCAGTTTATCCCACCATTCACTATTTTTTAAATCATTTAGTTCTTCTGGTGTTCCCATACCAATCATTTTTTCTACACGAAATATTCCAACGTCTTCTTCTAAATAATTGTAAGTAGGTGCTAAGTAAAATTCGTTATTAGTTCTATCGTTTACAGCCATCTGTTTTTCATGCGCCTTGATCCATTTTACCTCATCACTAAAATAATAGACGCCGACAGTAGCAAGACTACCTATGATTTCTTTTTCTTTAAGTTGAAGTAATTTATCATACGCATCGACATCAACATAACTGTGTTTAGGTTCTTCATGGTCAGGAATAAAAACTGGTATAAGACCGCCTGGATAAAGATCGTGTTCAATTATCTTATAAAATTTTTCGTTATTCCATACCATAAGTTGATCACAGTTTGCAACGATCATAGGTTCTCCACCAAACATGGAAGTCGCCAACCTTACAGTGCAGGCCGCGCCTTCAGTAAGACCGGGCGCTACAATAATGTTTGCGTTATCATAATATGATTTTATTATCTTATCAATTTCATACAGATCGACATGATCTTTTCTTACGATACAATTTAACTGAACGTCATCACCTAATCTTAAGTTGTCAACCACACGCTTAAACATAGGTTTGCCGTTAATGTCTATTAGAGGCTTAGGTAAAATATATCCATCATCAAAAAAACGTTGGCCGTTTCCAGCCATCGGTAGTATCACTTTCATGTGTCCATAGCCTTTCTCATTTCTTGAACTTTCTTAATTAAACTATCGCCGGTGTGTAACCAGCCACCAACAGACGCCATAAAATTAGTGCCAATTCTTTCTCTTATTTCTCTTGCTAAGACTGGATTCATACCACAACTTAACGAAGGTATGACATTGTATTTTGTACACATGTCTATCGCTTCTAAAGTTTCTTCTTCACTCTCACCTTCAGGATAGTAGCCACCTAACATTCCAACATGCATACTATCTACACCAGCTAAACATCCTAACTTAGCGAGCACTGGCCAAGCTATCGAATATTTGTTACTTGGATCTGTAAGAATTCTTATTCCAGATCTTTGGTAATGCGTGGCGATATCAAATCCTCTTGCTGCAGTATATGCACCTAGGCCTGACCAAAAGTTAATATGGCATCCACCTACAACATTATCTGAACATGTATAATAGTGTATAATTTTAATATTTTTTACTAACTCAAGTGGATCAGCATTTATACAGTATGCAAAATATCCTTTCCAACTAGATATAGCTTTTAAATGTTCTACAGCTTCGACTCTTTTTTCTAGTGGCAAGTAAAGATTTTGAGCCATGATTTCATCTTCTTTAATGAAATCTGCTCCGCCATAAATCATACATTTTACGATCTCCATGTATTGTTCCATGTTCAGTCCTGATTTAGGTTTTATAATTGCGCCAAAAAGAGGACGATGCTCTGCATCTAAACGATCTTTCCAGCCTGATAATCCTTGAACTGGTTTCATATAATCTACATCTATATCAATATCAATAACTCTGCACTTATCAACACCGATAATATCAGTATGACCTCCCATCATAATACACATTAATTGATTTATATTTGGCCATATAAATGCGCTTTTTGGAAATTCTATCTTGACTATATCACCTTCAACTGATTTAATTTGAGCTTGGTACCTTTTAATGTTTGGCGCATTTTCAATTTCAGACCTGATGTTAGGATTTCCTATGCTTTGGCCAATTGCAATCTCATGTGCAATCTTTGGAATATCTGGACCATCAACTTCATATGTGACGGTATATGTTTTCATCGGCTCAATAACCTGAGGTGGCTGCCATGTGTTAGTGACTGGTATATCAAAAGGGTTTGTGCTCATATTCTTATCTCGTATTGTGTCATTCCATGTCTAAACATGTTTGTTAATTTATTTTTATTTATAAACTCATTGACTGCCTTGGTAACACCAGGCTTTTGCCATTTCGCATCTGGCCAACCATAGTCATCACCTATAATTAAACCACCAGCCTTAACAACCTGCAAAGAATTTTCTAAATCTTTAAGGCAGCCTTCATAAGAGTGGTCTCCATCTACGTAAATCCAGTCTAGCATCTCATCGTTGCCATGACCTTTAGATACGAGATACTGTTCGAACCATTCGTCTGACGTCATCCTACATATTTCAACTTCGCTATAAGTTCTAAATCTTTCTTTTATTTCAGCATAAACTCTATCGTAAAAAGTTTGAAATCCTGCTGGTGCGATTTCACCAGTAATAGGCTGATATTTTGCAAGATACTCTTGATAACTCATTTCACTATTATCTTTGTAAGGTTCTATAGAATAAGCATCGACCATATAAAGTTTTTTTATCTTATTCTTTAGAAATAAAGTTGATGTATTACCCATCCAAACACCAATTTCTGCGCCTACAGTATCTGGCTTTATTAAGTGTGTAATGTTTCTTGAATCTTTATTTGTATGAGTTGCCATCATGATAATTATACCTTAAAATATTTACTTCCATTGCTAATTGCTCTTACTAAGTGGTGAGACCTATATGAACCCGGACTGTCATATATATGTATGTCTTCATAATTCATATATAATTGAGCTACATGCATCATACCAGAATCACTACCAACATGAAACTTTGCATTTGCCATTGCTAATCCAATGTGTGGTATTGAACTCTTTAATAATCCTTTACCTTCGCCACCTACGTATAATGCTGGACATCCATACTTATCATGTATTTCTTTTCTCATTGCTTCTGGTATCGTTCTTTGTGAATCAGTAGAATCCCACTGTACAGTAATAAATTCATCTGGCAACCAACCATTATCAACAATAGGTTTTAACTTAGGTGACTCTTTTATATATTGTGACATTTCAATACCGACACGAGTCTCGTTAGGATGCATATGAATTGTATCTGCGTAGTGATAAATGTATGCGTCATATCCTTCAGATTTTAAATATTTAATCCAATCAACTTCTGATAAGTTTTCTACAGGATGTGGCTCTAAGTATAATGTATCAGAAGGAAACAAGGACAGTATTTCTATCCAAGATTTTTTCTTTTTACCTGATGGCTTACCACCAGCAATACTCCATTTATCATCAGTGATATGTATCGTAACAGGTGAGTTATGAGCTTTTCCATATTGATATGCAATCATAGCACTATGAACTCTATCACCTAGACCCGGTGTAGTGTATGGCCTGTCACCACTTCTTACACTTTTTGATCTTAATGCGATGTGTTTCAATGGCTTTTCTTTTCTGTAAAATCGCTACCGAAATAGATGTCTATCCGCTTCTTAGTCTCATGTCTTAAATCATTAAGTTGCGTAATTAAAAATGCAGTATCAGATTCTTTCTTACTGTATCTTTCTACGTCTTTTCTCTTAGCATCTTCTAAATCCCATAGCTGTAAGTTTATGGCTTTTATTACATTTAAATAATAGTCATGACCATCGTCTAAATCAATTAACCTATGATGATAGTTTGTTAATTCATTCTCAACGTCTAGTCCTTTTTCTTTTTTAATTTTTAGTATCGATAATCTATCTAAATAGTCGCCTACGCTTATTGCAGTTGCAATTTTCATTGTACAATCTCCATCAACTCTTGAACATTTTCACCATGATTCGGTAATTTATCTTTAAGAAAGAAATGTACGAAATATGCTTCTTTAATTTTATCGTTCGGTATCGCAGTAAATAACGCGTTCCATTTCCAACTTAATTCTTGTTGAATCATATTTTCTTTCTTAATCCAATAGTTTAAAAGAGTCTGATCAGTGCTCCATTTCCATGCGCCTAAACCATCTACAAATCTTTTAAACTCAGGTCTCTCTATAAACTGCTTTCCAGTTTGACCTTTTAAGTGTTTAATAATATTTCTATCTAATAGCATTAAACCCATGTTATAAAAATGGCCACCGTCATTGTTCCATTTCCAATCAACGTCATCTAAACTACTATATTGCATTCTTGTATAGCCGGCTAATTTTTGTTTATACCACGGCAATATTGGTGCCGTTCTTTCTATGACACCTGCGAAATCTGATTCAAAATTTAACTCGTTAAATATATTAGGAGAATCTGGTCTAATCCAGATATCTGCATCTATGATTGCTATTTGATCGTATTTACTCCAATAATCAAATGCGTTTTCTTTTTCATATATCGGTAAGAATCCACCGTATTTTTCATACGATTCTTTACTACGATTTGTAGCAAATACGTCTGGCTTAATCATCATTTTTGGAACTGTTTGGACTATGTAGTCTACACGGTTTTGCGGTTTTTCTTTACTGCTTATGTCAGCAGCATATGCTTTAACCGAAGCTGTACAATGATCATACAACTTTGACTTCTTTCCGGTATAAACTTGATAAATCAATCTTTTCATAACAAAACCTTATAATTATTTTTTAATATTATTCTTATTATTCAATGCTTGTGTACCAAAATATGCTGCTACAATTGCTGCTACAGAAACATAATAAACTGCAGCCATATCACCTAGTATCTTTGCAGCTTGATCTAAGCCTATCAGTAAAGCAAATACCACACCTGATGGATAAAGTAACATTCCAGCTAAAGCAAACCATGCCATGTATCTTTGTGCATCTTGTCTTTTATCTTCATTTTCTAAGCGCATCATTCTTTCATCCATGTCAAGCTCTTCATCTGTAACGATACCATCGCCGTCAATATCTAGGTGCGCGTATTGACTTTCTTTTTCTAGTTTCTTTTGCGCTGCCATTATAGAACTCCTTTATTATCTTCGCTATTTTTAAAGCGTCTTTAAAACCATTACGAAGAGAATTTGACCTGTGGCCATTTTCTATAAACCATTCTATGTTATTTATATTAGAACCTTCTGACATATTATAACCCTTAGTAAGTTGCTCAAACTCAAATCTAAGTTGTACAATTCTAGTTAATCCTATTGACATGTCAGTGTCCAAATAATTTTCTTTTTCTATATTCATCAATCGTATCCTCTAATAATTTAGTCCAGTTATCTCTATGTTCTACGAACACACACGGTTTTTCATGATCAACATCCATAATGATTACTACATTTGGTATTTTCATTCCCGTTCTTTCTTCGTACATGATGGCATAAGCTGCACCTTGCGCGAAATAGTTTGTGATTCTTTCTTTCTTCTTAATATATTTAGAAGTTTTAAAATCAATTATTGAAGGTACACCATTAAACTGTGCAATGCAATCGCATCTTCCAGCTAATTGTAAATGATGACTAAATAGAGGCACCTCGAGACCGAATATCGTTCCAATACTTTCATCAAGTACAGGTTTGAGATTTGCGAGGCTTTGTCTGATGTGTGGTAAGAACTCTGTCGTATCTTCATTATTTAAATACTTTTCTACTATACTATGTACTTTTGTACCGCGTCTAGACGCTTTACCACTAATTATATCTGCTTGTTCTACGCCTACTCGTTCACGCCATGCTCTTATGGCATCTTCACTGAGTATGCTTAAAACTGTTGTGATACTAGGATAAGACTTACCATCAGGAGTATTATAAGTTCTCCCTGTGTTTGTAGTTGTAGCAACCAAGTCTTTATATCCGATATCAATTTTGTCATGACTAAATATTTTTCTTTTCCTTCTTATCATAATTATATTGAAATATTTCCTTTACTTCATCGTAAGGTAAGCAATAAATCGATTCAGGCGTATGTTTATAATTATATGATGCGCTGGCCGCTGAATATATTCTTTGATGCATAACAGCCACATAATTTTTACACTCGTCGGCACTTTCAAAGCTCGGGTTTTGAAATACATAAAGTGGTCTATCTAGTGCTGCAGTATTTGCCATTATAAAAGATACTATAATAAAAAATTTCAATTTATTCTCCTAAGTTTTTATAGTGTTACCTCTACCAGAGCCTTCTTTTATTCTCTGTAAATTGTCTTTCCAACCCTGATCGGTTTTTGACAAGAGACTTCCATGACCACCAATAACACTAGGAAACCTAAGAACTTTTATGCAATTGTGTTTCTTTAAATAGAGTTGTAACTCTTCTGCGCTACATTGTATATCGTATTCATCGCCTTCTTCTAAAGGCTTTACTGTATATCTAGGCAACTTGAAATCCTTTCCACCAGTCAGGTGCCGATCTTCCCCAATCCCACTTAGCAAAAGGTTTTGCTTTGTGGTAGTAGTTTCTATATGCTTGAACTGCATCGCCAGGAACCATGCAATCAGGATAGTGAGTCATGGCTTGTACGAATTCGGTAAGACCTATATCTGGTATATTTATAGGAGGAGCAGCTAATATAGGACCTAATTTTTTAAAAGTTATATGATCTTTATTTCTACGAAATTTAAATTCTCTAGACATCTCAACAAAATGTGCGTAGTGCCAGTTGTAGTTTGCAAGGCTTGCAGCAGTCCACGTAGTACAAGGGTGATACTTATGTACTGCAAGATAATATAAGTCATCACGTATATCGCCAAAAGAATAATACGTTTGCATTGTTTTACCAGACTTTGACCTACGTTTTTCTGGTGTACCATCAAGCATACGATGTACGGTACTTAGCATTTGAGCTGATTCGATAATCATCTTTGGAACGTGCTTGTCACAAAGCATTTGTGCTGCTACATGTGGATCTTCGTCTAGTATAAAAATATTCATATTTCACCTTTTAAATAATATAATTGTATCATGTTTTTCACAGTTTGTAAACAGTTATTCTTTTAATTGATTTGAAATTTATCCTCCAGTACTTTTAATAACTTGACTTTTTTTCTTATGAAATCTCTTTTCTTATCGATCTTTTCCATACGATTAATTCTACCTCTCTTTTTAAATTTTAGTCCGTAGTCTTTTTCAAGTTGTTGTAGTACCATCTCTTTACCTTTCGTAAGGTTGTAGAGTTAGTCCTGTAGTAGTTTTGGAAAGGCCTCCTCTACAACTGGTTTGGAAATTCCGGGGATCTTCTTTTTATTAATCATATTAAGTACGAGCTTGGCATCTTCAGGATGTACACCTTCTAGTATACCTATGAATATTTGCTCTTTCTTATATTTTGGCATCTTATCACCTGGTCCACCTCTAACAAAATACTTGAACTGACCGTTTTGTTTTGTTAGATTAGTAGGATGACTGTGCGCTGCAGCTGCAGTATATGGTGGTTCGCCTTCAGGTAGATTCCATTTGATTGTAGAATCCATTGAACCTCTTATAATATCTTTTAAAGCCCATGTTTCATTTTCTTTTAAAACACGAACTTTCTCATCGCGACTTCTTTGCTTTGCCATTTCTTCTAGGACTTCAAAAACATATTGTTTCATTAAATAAACTCCTGTACACTTCCAATTAAATTATTACAACGCTTCTCTACTAAGTAAGGAAAGACTTTACCTTTCTTACTATGTAATGAAGAGAGATCTTGGTCCATAAAATTATTTATAATTTCTTTTCTAAGCTCTGTTGGTGTTTCGCTTAGATCGATTAATTTTTTATTTCTACAATAGTTACGATACCAAGACGCTGCATATAACAACTCGCCTTCTTCTAGATCTTCTATAATATTATCTATCTTCTTTTGAGTTATTGGTGTTTGTCTGAAACCTTCGATAAATACATTATCATCAGATAAAATATTTGGTACGCCATCGCCTTTATCGCCTTTAATAATGTGTGTTTGTAGATACAGCCTAGGATTTTCTTCTATCAATTCTTTCTTGAGAAGTGGAGAAAACTGTCTTACATACTTATACTTTTGTAATTGTAAGAAGTCTCTATCTGAAGATACGATCATAATCTTTTCTGGATTAAAATCATTATTTTGATCTGGATTTCTAGTTACTAATGTACCAATAATATCATCGGCTTCACAACCATCAATACGTACAACTTTATATGGAAAGTTTTCTGCAATTTCTTCTCTTACCATGTTAAGTATTCTAAATGCTTCACCCCAATCAAACGTAGATTCTTTTTGAGTTTTCTTTCTACTTGCTTTGTATTGTGGAAAAGCTTTTCTACGCCAGTTATTTGATGCATCGACAGCAAGAACTAATTCACCATACTCTTGTTTGTATCTTGTGCGATACATTCTAAGAGAGTTAAGAATCATATGACGAATTAGTTGTTCATCAAACGTTTTATTAATTATAATACTTGCTATAGCGATACCACTGTAATCAACAATAATCATTAACCAATCCTTTTGTTATTATAATAATCATAAGTTCTTTTATAAACATAAACATCCCATAGTGTGGCATTCTTGATACCACCTACGCAATCACCAAAGTAAGTAAAACCGTTAATTGGTTTTCTACCTTTCTTTTCAACTCTAAACTTTACAGTTTCAGAATTACATGCACGTACGATCGATTTAACCATTGCAAATTCTGCCATGTCTCTAGGATCTTTAGGATCAAACCTACCTATCCATGATGTTGACGCTCTTTCGTGTTTACCAATGTGTATTCCCATTATATAGCTCCCTTAATTAACATTGCTTCTACTTCTTTAACCATAACATATCTTTTAAGAAGTTCTTTTTGAACCTTTGAACCATTGACTTCTTGTCTGATTTGATGAGGTAAGGCTCTGGATAAGACTCTTACCATTTCTTTAGTATCACCTTTTAAGATATGATCCTTTAATCTTTTAACTGAAATTGGCTTACTCATATAATATTCTCCGCTTTTTTTATTTTAATAGATATATTATACCATACTTTTAAGGGAATGTACACAGTTAATTGAACTTTTTTTGATCTTTTTTCATTTTTTGTCGTAATGACCATAATATCCAATCATAGTATCGTTCTGGTTCCGGATCATCATCAACTAATCTACGTTCAGTTTCACCAAAATTTCTTTCATATACAGTTTTACCACCATCTGGCGATTCATATATTTTCTTAGGCTCATCCGGTAATGTTACATGATCACCAGTTCCGGCCATGTCTTGAGTGTACTTATTCATGCATGTCTCCTATCATTGGAAATATTTTAGATATGGCTTCAGCACAGGCTCTTGCGACGTCTATGCATTCTTTTTGTGTACCATTACTTGAACGTAGTTCTATGAAATGAATCCAACTTCTTATTGTACCATTCATATAAAGTCTTGATGAAGTCAATCCTTCAGGTAAAACTTTACGTGCAAGTTCTTTAGCGATACCATTATCAACTGCAAACTGATAAGCTTTCTTTGCAGCGATTACAACTTCGCTTTGTGCCTTCATCCAATCTAATGATAATGCAGCTTTCTCATCGCTGTCAGTAATTTCAATACTATTTTGTCTATTCTTATCGTCTTGTAATCTGCATTCTGTAGTTACTCTTATATCCAATTCTTTAAGAGGATCTGCATATCTTTGACTAAACTCTTGAAAACTAAAACTTCGATGTCTTAGTATCTGTCTTGCAATATCTCTTGTAGTATTAATCTCAATACAAGCACTTGCCATCTCGAATGGTGACCAGTGCTGATGCTTAATTAAATAGTTCAATAACTTAGCATTAGTAGCATTACTGGATTGTCCTGATGGATTAGAAACTCTTGCACAGTATGCTATAAGATCTTCACACCCTTTTGGAGGATCAATATAATCATCATAAGTTTTAAATTCAGATGGTTTACTATATGAAATTAACTTTGCTGACATTTCCATTAACTTTTTTCTCCTAACATTGTCCAGTCATCGCCGTATCCAATGATGCATATGCTGTTGTATGATGGATGAAATTCCAATATGCTGAATGTTTTTGTATTTATATTAACAAATATCTGTAATGGTACGTGTGCTGGTACATCGCTTAACCCATCTGTATCACGAACTTTAGTGCTCTGTATCGCGGTAATCAATGGAATCTCGCCTTTATCTTTTATCGCTTTAAGTGCTATATCTTTTTGTTCACACATAACCGGCTTGTCATTCCATTCACCTGCTTCTACGTTTTTAAATGTTCCTAGTCCAAAAATAAACAAATAAACTGCTACTAATATTCCTAAAATAAAAAATAATCTCATAATTTAAAATCCTTAAATCTTTGACCAGTTGGTGTCTTATCAAATACTGGTGTATCATCAGTTAAAGTTTGTTGATTTTCTTCTACATCATATAATCTCATTTTGCTACGGTCAACACCAACTACAAATCTTTTGTGCTGAGTTGGATCATTATATCTGTTTTTTAATTGCTTAACCATAAATTGACCTTGCTTTTCAAGTTCTTCGGTAGATATTAATGCAAACATTAAATCCGCGGTTGCGGGTAATCCAAAAGACTCACTGGTATCTTCCAACCCAACATCTGAGTTACTAAAACCAGAACGAGTCGTTTGCGTTGCAGAGAAGATCGGTAAGTTAAATTCGACCGCAAGGCCACGTAGTTCTTCAGCAATTGCTTTAATGTAAGTATATGAATTAATTGATCCTCCCATTGCTTTCATTCTAGAACTTGAACATATATTTAGATAATCAATAAAGATTAGATCTGGTTCAAATTGTCTTTTTAATTTAAGTTCATTAAGTAAAGCACGAAAATGACCTGAATGCGCAGAGCCAGTTGGATATTCTTTTATTATTAATTTACCAGTTGTTTTACGTGCAATATCATTTACTTTTGTCGTAAACATATCTTTCGATAATTTATCAAGTTGATCAATAGGCACATTAAGTAAGTTAGCATCTATTCTTTCGGCTATACGTTCTTCGGCCATTTCCATTGTAATATATAATACGTTATGGCCTTGAACTAAAGATGAGGCAGCAACGTGACACATAAACAAAGACTTACCAACACCAGTACCAGCAAGAGCAATGTTAAGAGTTTTACGTGGAACACCACCTTTAGTGATTGTATTAAAGTATTCTAAATCAAATGGAAGTCTATCTTCTTCAGTATGATAAAACTCATATCGTTCTTCTACGTTTTCTGTGTAATCATGACCAACTTTTAAATCAAATCCAACACCAAGAGCTTTACTTAATAAATCAGGTAAAGCACCTTTAGTTAATTGTTCATGCTTACCATCAATAATTGATATTGATTCCATAATAGCATTATATATTGCTCTATCTTGACACCACTTTTCAGTAGTATCAAGTAACCATTTTTCATCAACATCATTTTTATTAAATAATTGTGGAACAATGTCAATTGCCATACTGTATTGCTCTTCACTTAATTTTTCTGATTGATCTAATTCAATTTTAAATGATTCAGCATTTGGCAATTTATTGTATTTAGCAACAAACTTACCAGCTTCATTAAATAATATCCTGTAAATACCAGCAAAGTAATCAGGTTTAATAAATGGCAATACTTTACGCATATAGTCTTCATCAGTAAGAAGATTTCTTAATATGGTCTGTTCTAAATTAGTAGGCATATGCAGCTTTTCTCAAATCTTCGTCTATTTCTTTTTGAATTTCTTCAACTCTACTAGACAAATAACTAATTGATGTATGTATATGACCAGTATCTTCCGGCTGTAATTTGCTTTTTGCTATAGCAATTTCGTCCATTATTAATAATAGTCTTGCAGTTTTACTTATTTCTTTCATCTTTTACCTCTTTTGTTATAACACTTCCTTCTTCAATACCTTGAGCCATAATCTTTTCAAGCATATGACCAGCAAAGTCTTGTAGATTTAAGTCTTCTGTTTTTAGTTCCGTATCTGGTGTATATACGATACTAAAATTAAAAGACATGTTTTTTGGTATCTCATTAAACTTAACGACGCCGTACTTAAGAACTGTTTCAGTGTATGGTCCTTTGAGTACTCTGACATTCCAAGCCTGGTCATCTGATCGATCTGGAATAATTTGATAGTCGACACCTTCTTTCATCAACTATCAACATTATTAAGTATTGAGTACCTATTAGTTAGATACTGCTTAAAATCAGTTTCTTCTATTATTGGTGTCCAGAAGTCTTTATTAAGCGTATCTTTTTCTCTAACTTTAGGATCTACTAATTCACCAGTAGTTTTATCTACTCTACAGTACCAGCCTACACTCGGTTTAGAGACATAGTTACCAGATAAAGCAGCATCGAGTAAACCAGAGTAATGTTGTACGCCACCGTCCCAACTAACAGATATAGGTATCTTAGACTTTTCTTTAACATACCTAGATTTTTCTACGTTAATTACGAAGTGGTAACCCTTAATTTCTGTACCAACTTTGTCTTGTTGACGACCAAGAATCCAAATGTTATCTGCACTATAGTAAATACCAGTGCCACCAGAAACTACAGCTTTTGGAAATAAACCAATTTCTTGATACGTATGGTTAACTGCAATAAGTGGAATGTTTTTCATATTTAAATATGGTGTAGTCATTCTAAACAAACCTTTTAAAGCTTTTGCTCTTGACATATCTGCTACAGATTTTTCATTTATCGCATCATCTAATTCTTTTTTAGAAGCAAGGTTACCAACTGAATCAATAACAATAACAACTTTATCGTTTCTGTCGAGTCCTTCAAGCTGAGCAATAATATCAAACTTAAGTTCTTCTACGTTTGTAATCGGTGTATGTAATACTCTAGAGGTATCGATACCAAAGTTTTCAAAGTATGCTTGTGGCGAACCAAACTCTGAATCATAAAATAACAATACAGCATCATCATATTTTTTTAAATAAGCACTTGCCATAATTAAAGCAAATGATGTTTTAAAATGTTTAGATGGACCTGCTAATACTGTAAGCCCCGGCGCTAAACCACCGTCCATTGAACCAGACAAAGCCACGTTCATCATAGGTACGTCTGTTGGTACCATATCTTTATCATTAAAAAATTTAGAATCAGCAAGTATTGATGTGTAATCAACTTTACTATTCTTCTTAAGTTTATCCATTATTGACATATATTTCTCCTACAAATAATAGTATTATTATACCATAAAAGCATCTAATTGTACACTACTTTTTTCAAAATTTAACTTATGATTAGTATTATCTTGAATTAAAAAATCTGTATCTAGCATTTGATTATCTAATCTGCCGTCAACAAATTTTTCTACATGAGTTGCCATGTCTTCTGCAGTAGTGACAGGTACATTTTGGCAAATATGATTTAAATTTTTAAGACCACCTTGTAACATAAAGTCATTAGGTAGTTTCATTATTGATAGACACTCTCTTATCGTAAGATATCTGTCTTCATCAGGATGCGTTAAGTTTTTTGGCATATGTCCTACAAAAGCACCTATAGAGTTTTTTGGAAAGTGGCACACTTTTCTCATAATGTTACCACCTTCAGAAAGTTTCTTGTGTATCGCATTGCATCTTTCAGATATTTTTGTAAATCCTTGTGACATCATCCATTTGGCAACATCTTTATAGTTACCGCCATTCCATTCTATGTAGTCCATAGCATTTTGTGACCTACTAATTTTAGTATCTTGAAACTCTTTATGAGTTATACCACCACACATTTCTTCAAGTACGTATCTATAATAAGGGTTTTTAGAAGGTATATCATAATTAGTAGGTTTGTCCATAGGATCGTTAGGTTTTGATTTTACGGAACGAATAGTATCTTCTATCTTTTCATGTTCTCTTTTTATAAAATCAAATTGAGGAATCTTTTCACCTTGCCAGAAGAAATAAAAAGTTCTATTTCTTACTTGTCCCAACCCATGTAGGATAGACTTCGTTTTATATATAGAGAAAGTATATCCAAACTTTTTACCAATTTTTCTGAGTTTTGTGACAACTGGTCTGCCGATGTTTGAAGCAAGTCCTGGTGCATTTTCGCCCCAGAATACTTGAGGTTTGAGTGTACCCAAAACAAAATTAGAAGTGGTAAGCATCCAATCGTTAGCAGCAGCATCGCTGCTAGCTGTAGGACTAAGACTACTAAGACCGGCACATGGGCAAACAGTATTAATAACCTCGACACTAGGTAAATCAGGTACCCCATTATCTCCATAAAGATGATAGGGAACTGTTCCTTTATAATATTCAACCAAGTGATTATCGTTTCCTTTGAAATCGTCATAGCTTAATATATATTCCGGTTTGCGATTCAACACATTTTGCATCGCGATTGTGGCACCTCCAATAAGAGGAACTATACTTGCATATTTCATTAGTGCGGTACCGTATTTTTAACAATGTACTCATCAACTTTTACCTTTGGTTCCCATCCTAATTCTTTCATTGCAGTAATATCTGCAGTATTATCTTGTGCTTCACAAGGATCACCATCTTTTATTTCAATGCCTTCCCATCCTGCTATAGCGCCTAAATCTTTTACGACGTTACCGTTACCTGTCCCTATGTCGTACGCTGGTTTTAAAGTTTTAATATCTTTTGACATTAATAAAACTATTCCATCGACTACATCACTAACATGAACAAAATCTCTTACGTGTCTTGTTAGGTATTCGATACGGCCATCGATTAACTTTCCTATGAGCATAGATTCTCTAGCACCATCACCATAGACAGTAGTAAATCTTAATCCAACTTGACCTGGAAAAGCAGTTTCTTCATTTACTTTTTTACTTGTACCGTATGGTGATAACCACCAATTATGTATACAAGAAGATGAAGCATATAATAAAGGAATATCATTATATGTACATATTTTTTGTATATGAGTAGTATTTTCTACGTTATTTTTCCAGTAAATATCAGGTTCTTGTAAACTTTTTCTCACATCTGCGTATGCAGCAAGATGAATACAATAGTCTATATTATCTGCTTTAAAATCTCTTATACATTTTGGAGGATCTTGTCTTAAATCCCATTCAATTATTTCATGACCATCATTTTCAAGTCTTGTTTTAAGATGACCACCAATAAAACCTCTTGATCCAGTTATTGCTATTTTCATTTATTATTCTCCAAAAATTTTTCTGATGTTACTAATGCTGAATTGATTGCTTGATGCATATCTACATAGACATACATGCCACAACGACCAATAAATGTCATGTTCGAGCGAATAAGTTTTTTATACTGTTCGTATTTTTTTCTATTCTCGCCGTTAACATCTTTTACTGGATAATACCTTTGAAAATCGTTTACCATATAGTCACAAGGTTCTTCATAGGTTAGTGTTGTATACTGGTTATTTATGCCATGACATGGAAGGTTCTTCCATTCTGTGACTCTTGTATATGGACCGTCATGTGTAAAGTTTACTGTGCCAGTTGGCAATACTTTATTCATAGGTAAATCTACATGATGAAACTTAATTGAACGATATGGCAAAGTGCCATATACAAAATTAAAGTAATCATCTATCGGCATGGCGTTAAATACATGATCAAAATCTTTTTCCATATTTCTACTAAATCTTAACTCTAGATCTACTTTAATATTTTTTTGGTCTAAGATTAATTCGAATATTCTTGTATAACCATTTTTTGGTAAAACTTGATATGCATCATTAGGAAAGTAATATTCGTTATCATCGTCTCTTACTGGTACTCTTTTAAGAATTGATGGATCAAGTTCTTCTATCGTTTTACCCCACATCTTGTATGTATATGGTGCAAAGAAAGTATCAATAATATTTTCTTTACCTACGATATCTTTTGTTTCTTTATTAACTGGTAAAGTGACGTACCTTCCATCATCGAGTTGTGCTTTGACTTTATGCTTGTACGGTACCCATTCATCAAACTGCGTAACCCAGTTATATACTTTCTCATTGTTTGTATGAAATAAATGTGGACCATACTTATGCACTCGAATGCCTTTTTTATTTGTATAATCATAAGCGTTACCACCTATATGATTTCTTTCATCTATGACGTGTATGTCATGACCAGCTTTTGCCAATTGATGCGCTATGACTGCACCTGAAAAACCTGCACCTACTACTAATATTTTCATATGTTTAAAGCTTTCTTCAATTCATTTTTTTGTATATTTTTATTTAACGGATGTTTAATATATATCGACTTTTTTTGGAGTTCAGCTAGATCTTGTAGTTGTTGTACACTCATATCTTTAAGATGCGATGCTTTTACTGATGCCGCTTCTTCATTACCATATAATACCATAAGCTCTTCATAATCGCCAATCAAAATTGAACCGGCATCAGCAACCTGTAATGGTCTCGCTCTCCACCAGCCTGAACCTGAATGTTCATATCCTGGCATTAAACAACCCCATTGTTCTGAATAAACTTTGCACATATCTCCTTCACCAAGTCTTCTTTGATTGTCTTTACGAGAACCAAAGTATTCTATGTCCCATGGTACATCTTGCTTTTTCAACCAGCTTAATGTCTTACCATGTGCTAGTGATGCAAAGTTAAATTTCTTTTCTTTATTCTCTGGACTTACAAAGTCTTCTTCATAAGTCGGTTGTAGTTGTGCTTCTAAAAAGTTTAAGTTACTTAATTCTACGTCTCCTCTATCACCAGGTAATCTATTTCTATGATAAGGATTTGGATTATAGTTAAATAATTTATCTTCTGGATATTCTGATCTTAAAAGTTTATTCATATCGCCGGTAGCAAATACGGATAATAATACAGGTGCTTCTTTTTTCGAAAGATAGTCGACTGCTTCTAATAAATTATCAGTATATGGTTCTAAAAACTCTTTACTAATTTCAGGATCTGTAACATTCTGACCAATTAAAAAATCTTTAAGCAAGCCTTCTTTAGTGTTTGTTTTTTGTATATCTTTAAATATCCACGGACATTTCCAATCATCAAATGCTAATATCAGTTTGCTTTTGTCGATATTAAATATAGACCATAAACCATTATAAAAAGTTAATTGTAATCTTTGTGTAGGTGAAGCAAGAAAACAAATCACTCTATCATAATCAGATAAGTCTTCACCAACCTTTACGATCCTTTGCTCAACTTCGTGACCCATGTCTCTTAAACATCTTAACAAAGAATAATGTGATGGAACAACTCTTAATTGTTGTCTCATATAAAAGTTTTCTGTAACTTGGTTCTTATTCATTCCTGTAACGAGTATCTTCATAATTTATCCTTGTAAGTAGTTATAGCATTTACGTATCATAGTTTTTTCAAATTGCTTATCATTAAGTTGTCTGTTGCGTGGTGATGGATGCGGCATTTTAAAGTGTTCTACCCTTACTTTTTTTAATGAATCAGATGCGATATTACCAAGTGCAATAACTTTATTTGCTTCTTCGCATTTAACTAATTTGTCAAAGTCAATCGTAAACTTTTCACCAACATCATTACTGCAATTCATAAACTCAAAGTTAGTTAATCCCCATACGGTACACCAGTTTAATAACCTATCAATAGTGTCGTTCTTCTTTGGTTTTTCTGCGCCTGAAGGATTTTGACCAACGATTATAACTTTATCCAATCCCATACTACACCTGCCTCTTTAAACATTGATATTGAACTTGATATTGATTCTTGCCAGTTTTCTGGTATCTCTTGTTCTGGAGTCACAACTCTGGTTATGCCAGCTTGAATTAATCCTTTTGCACAATCATGACATATTGGTAAACCTATTACATAGATTGTAGAACCTTTTAACGACACTCCATTTTCTGCTGCATTATAAATTGCATTCATTTCTGCATGTACTATTCTTTTATATTTTATTGCTCTATTTAAATAATATAGTTCATGATCATCTACACCTCTAGGAAATCCATTATAACCTTGAGCTATAACAGTTCTATTTCTTACAGCAACTGAACCAACTTGTGTTGAAGGATCTTTTGACCACGTCGCTACAAGCTTTGCCATCTCTAAGAATCTGATATCCCATTTATTTGACAAGATGAAAGTGCCTTTCGTAAACATGCAAGTTTTGTACTTGCCACATTATATCACCGCATGAAATTGGTTCTGTAATCTCACTTTTACATTGATTGTAATCTTCGGCTAATTCTTCTAAAATAGAAAGCTGCCAAGCATAGTCATTCTTATATCCGAACACGACATCGTTTGAGCGCATTTGTACAACACAGTGTAGTTTATCATCGCGTATGTAATAAGTAACGGCATTAGTACATATGAAATCGCTCTTACCATTTTCATTATATTCCTCCCATATACTTGGACGATTGTAAATCATTGATGCTCTACGACCATCAGGATTTTCTAATAACTCATCAAGAACTCTACCATATTGGTGATAGTATTTATCAGCAAATATTATCTGACCATAATTAGAATTAATTTCACCATAATCATTTGCTGCATACTTCCAAGCTTCAGGTACTTTATCACCAATAGCATTTACGTTAGTGATTTGACTTTTGTACCACCGTAATTCTTTTTTAATATATTCTTCATTAGGACTACCAAATATTGCAGGCTTATCAGCGTGAAAAGACGCACCAATAATTTCAATAGTTTTTTGACCAGTTCTATCGGTAACAAACTTTTCATTAAGAAGTTTAGATTTAAATAAGTTCTTTATATCTTTAGTTTTAGTAGCCAACATATTTTTTATCCTCTTTAAGTGGATGATCGGTTGGTTTATTATACATATCACGATCAGTTGTTTGACCGTCCATCTTACCACGCATGTATGATACTGCAAAAGAGCAATAGTTAATAATATCTTTATAAGTATCTTCTAATGATTCAAAGTTTGGATTACCATTACTTTCAAGTAACGACTGCGCACGATAGCACTTACCTTGAATAATATCATGGATGCTATCAACACCACGACGATAATGCATTGCTTGAGTTACATTCGAATCTTTATTCTGATAATCATCAGACTTTTTATTCTGTAACTCAATACATTCTTTTAAAACTTTAACCGATTCTTTCAATTTCATCTCCATATACAAAATGTCTGTTATCTAGATCTATTATACAATAATCTATCATACTTGTAAACATTTTATTTACATTTATTCCACACTTAGACCAATGTCTTGGTTCAGGCATGAGCTCTATCTTTTTAATCTTACAAGCGCCAAACTTAGTTTCAACTAAATCACCTACGTAAATAATATTGTCAAACTTTACAACATCTTCGATTATTTCTTTTTTAGCCATTACTGTACTCCCTGCTCTTTAGCTGCTGCTTGAATGATTGGTGTCATAACTTCTTCGACCATGTTTTCCCAATGTGACCATGTATCTTTATTAGAATAATATACGTTGTTTTGAGTTGGTGCGAAACCAAATATGTTATTGAAGAGACCTCTTTTATTACAAAGGCCATTATTAAAAAGATCGTAAGCTGCATTTTGAGCTCTTCTGAACTTATCTAAATGTTTATTCTTTGACTGCGAAAATTCACACTTACCGTGGAAAGGTAATAGACTATTTAGCTCATCTGCTAACCTTTTAAAACCTGAGTTGATACCCCAATCATTTGAAAATAATTCGAACTGATAACCTTTATACATAAAAAACTCCTCTTTTTTAATTTTATAGATATATTATACCATACTTTTTTGTAAATGTACACACTTTTTTTCACTTATTTTAAAGTTTGTTGTTAACATGTTAACTGTATCTCCTAAAAGGATATGCAAGCAAACCAAATCTAGGTGACTTGATTCCATAATCAGATGGAAATTTTTGAAAAAATCTCGGTTGTAATCCAAGTTTTCTAGGTGATTTGTTAGCATTAGATCTGGAAGGTGATGTATTTTTATTTGTATTAAATTTAGTAGACATATAATATTCTCCGCTTTTTTCATTTTATAAGTATATTATACCATACTTTTCTCTAAAAGTAAAGGAAAAAATGCATTTATTTTAAATATTTTTATATACATACTCAAGTGCACGATCAGCTTCTTTTTCTAATGGGCGTGACTTGTACCAGTTACCAGTTTCTACATCAAGTTCTCTACATAAATTAGTAATCTCTTGTGCAGTAATAGGATATTTGTTTTTAACTGCATTACCAGCTGTTGCCACCATTATCTGATACATCTTATGATACCAACCTGTACTGCTTATCATTCTATATTCTTTTTCTAATTGCCTTGGAAAGAACGGACAATTTTTATATGACGACCAGTTTATATTTGTATTATCAAGTTTAGATTTACGATGCTCGATAATTTCTTTTTGCATATCTTCTGGTAACCTATCAAAGAAATTATTACCATTAGACTTTTCTCGATAGGGATGTTTATTCATTAAGATATCAGGATCAAGATAATCCCCAGCACCACTAAAAATAAAATTATAAGCATTACTATATTTTGCTGGTATATAATACATCCTAGAAAGGTCTTTGGTTTGCTTATCTCCCATATCTCCAAGGGTTGTTTGGAGAGAAAACCAAAAGTGTCGAATTTTTTCAGCTTTGACTGTTTTGGTAAGCGGGAAGACAAGACGAAATTTAGGTACAGAATGTGTACTACTAGCAGTACTGTAACACACAAACCGAGTACCAATAAACTTATTATCAATGGCGGCATGTAAATCTCCATTAAATTCAAAATCATCAACATCGACTGCACACCAAGCTGACCACATTGTAACGTTATCATTAGCACGTGTAGTGTTAGGCTTGTATTGTGCAGGTGACATTAAAGGTGCATCTTTCTTTGACTTCATAGCACGATTTGATAAGCCGTACAATGCTTTTTCAAAGCTATCAAAGTTTTCAAATGTTAGTTTTTGATTAGTCTTATTATCAAATATACTATTAAAAAGAGTCAGTGATATTTCCATGATTATCCTTATGTGACGGACCTTTCCAATTTTCTGGCTTTACCAGATCTGGTAATCCTAGTGGATTAGGTCTACCTTCTTTTATTCCAACTTCTTTATTCATATTGGCTTTATATACTTCATCCCATGCTTTATTAGCGTCAACACCAAATACTTCTAAAGTGCCAATAGCAAATACGCATAGATCAATAATACCATCAACAACTTCTTCAGCATCTTTGTTAACAAATGCATTTTGTGTTTCATCAAGTTCTTCTTGCATCATGTTAAGTCTAAATTGCATGTATTGATTAAATCTTTTAATATCTACATCACTTTGCTTTTCGGCTTGCACCCATTTGTTAACTCCATACTTTATATGCATGTCTTGCATGTCTTTAAACCAGTTTGTACTCATACGAAAAAATCCTCCAAGGTTGCTTGTTCTTCGGCAGTCCAGCCAATAGGGTTAAGTATTAGATTTAGTGGCTCGATAAAAGTCTTTTCGAACTGTAAATCATAGTTAATATAATTATGTAATTTTAATTCTTTAGGCAGCACGTCTTTAAATGCCACAACGTTTTGTTTTATTGAGTTTGGTAGTTTTAAATACACAAACTTTATTCTATCACCGTTTGTAATAAGTTCATACTTGTTATCTAGTTTATTTTGTTTTAAATAATAATTATGAAGTAGTGAACCACGTACATGTATTGGACAGCTTTTCTTAAATATAGTTTTTCTGTCTTGCCAATCAGTAATATTAGTAACTCTACGAGGAAATGCTACATCTTCTGGTTGCAAGTTTTTAAACTGTCCTTTAAATTCTGCAATGAATCTTTGTGCTTCGCTTTCAGTGCCTGATATTATTAGTTTAAATGCTTCTTTAAATTTATTACGTACAACTTCTGGAGTAGAAGACTTAATAGCTTCAATACCCATGATCTTAAGTTTTGGTTCTGCATATTGTACACCTTCATTATTATGTACGTTAAGTATATATCGTTTCTTTGCAGTCCAGATACCAATATCTGATATTGCTTCTCTTGCCATAACCATTCTGTTTTTATATGCGTTATGCATTTTATAAAATTCTTCGTAAGCTTTGGCAATGGCCGGCTCAAAGTGTTCCTTACAAATTTGGTCTAAGAATAAAACTGGATTATTTGGTGTAAATTTTTCTATAAGCGGACCAAAGTTAACATATAAAGAATCTGTATCTATAGCAATAACATAATCTTCATCAGTCTTAAGTAACTTATTTAGTTCTTTATTCATAGTTTCTTGTGACCATTTGATTGCTTTTTGACCAGTAATTGTAACGCCTTCGGCAAGGCCTGTACTAAAATATAAGAAATGTTTATTTGCAAGAGCACCATATAAACTGTTAAGTAGAATCTTAATAGCCATTTGTCTGTTTTCTAGATTACTTATTTCTTTATCAAGTTCAAACGTATAACCTTTTTGCATCTGAGACTTAGCAGCTAACATCATACTTTTTATAGACACACGTTCATCATAATATTCTTCTATTATTTGTGGAAGTATACCTTGAAAGTCTTTACGATAATATGTTTCATTAGCAGCTCTTACAAATTTATTTGGATCATCAATATGTTTCATTCTTGTTTCTGGTGACATATTGTTTTGAACTATGATGTTAGGATATAGAGAGTTTAAATCAAATGATACTACCCATTGGTATTTACCAGGAATTGGATCTTTAACGTAACCACCAGCTATATGACTTTTGTTATCTTGAATAATGTAATCATCTTCGACTTGTGTAAGTGGCGTAATAATGTTGTTTTGATATAGCTTTCTACAAATAATTGATTCCCATATTGCAGTTACGCCAAATGTGTCTTGATAGTTAACACCACCTTTGTACGCCATAGTAATGGCCAAAGTAATTAAACCAAGTTTTTCTTCAAGTCTATCTACAAGTTGTACATCTTTCATATTATAATCAATGTACTTTTGATAATCATCTTTGTATAAGTTTTTAAGAGAACCTGATTCTTCATATGAAAGTTTCTTTTCACCAAGTACGACATAAGCAATATGATTTAATGCATATGATTCTTGAGGACCGTACGTATATCCAAACTTTTGAAATAATTCCATATAATCTAGTGTTTGAATACCTGGTATTTCATACACCATATTTTCTCTACCACGAGTTACAATAGGTCTTGGTGCTGGTATTTGTAAACCATAAGGAGAAAACTTGTGTAATACTTCAATGCCTAATACTTTAGATGTACGATTAATAATATAAGGTATGTCAAAGAACCTAGTGTTCCAACCGGTTATAACATCGGGTATAATTTCTGGATGTGACCAGAATTCTATGAACTTAGTAAGAAGCTCTTCTTCACTATTACATCGAGTGTATTTAACGTCGCTTATAAGCGCGGTCTTAGTATCAAAGTCGCCATAACCCCATACATGATATGTAGAGAACTTACTAGACTTATATGATATCGATAGTATCGTATGAGCAGCTTGATCAGGATATGGAAAGCCATCATCATAATCTGTTTCGATATCGAAAGTGCCAACATTAATCATACTACGATCAAATTCGATGTCTTGCTGAAATTTATCCATAGCGTATTGTGTAATAAATCTTTTGTTACCATATATCTTACGACCAGAAACTTCAAGATTGTCTTTTAAATATTGTCCAGCCTCATACATACTATCTCTTTCAGTAGGTTCAACATAATTGCCGTCAATACTTTTATAAGAAGTTGGTGTATTAGAAGTTATATAAAATCTAGGTTTGTAATGTTCTTTTTTAATAACTCTATCGCCGTTGTTTGAATAACCGCGATAGAAGATATTATTTTTAAACCGATATAGGTTTGTGTAGAATGCCATTATGATCCTTTTAATTTGTAATCCATACAGGACCGTGTTTTAATTGTATATTATTCCAATGTGATATTAGGTTTGGAATGTTTATATTGTATTGTGATAATTCTTTTTGGTTTTGTTGTAAGTAAATAATTTTTTGTGGAATTGTTGGTTCTGATTGAAAATTTATGTAGTGTTGTTGTAATTTAGACATATGATACTCCTCAATTTTATAGTATTATTATACACTATTTTTGAGTAAATGTACACAGTTTTGTTATTAACATGTTAATTAAACAGCGAATGATTCTCCGCAACCACATTGCGCGGTAGCGTTAGGGTTTATAACCTTAAGATAAGAGCCGCCGAACTCTTCTACATAATCTACTGTACAACCAATGACAAACATCTCTGCAGTTTTATCTAAGAGTAAAATGTTTTCTATTAGTGTACCTTTTTCTAAGTTGTTAGTCATGTTCCATTCATACTGGAAACCAGAACAGCCACCACCATTGACTGCGAGATAAGCATACTTCTTATCATGTGCTTTGGTGGTGGTGCTTAAGTAGTTTTTAGCATTTTCTGTTAAAGTTATCATTCTGGTAATGAAGCATCTATTCCTTTAACATATTTATTCATGCCTAGTAGTTCTCCAACAGAGTATTTACCATTAAATGGATCAATTTCTCCGTTCATAACTTTCTTTTCGATATCTTTAGCGATAAGAGCAATGTTGTCTGGCATGTTAGTATACGGTGCCATCTTTACCATTCCACTCTTCATATCACCCCAAGTATCTGTCTTCTTCCAAGAACCGTCCATAACTTGTCCAACTCTCTTAATGTAATATGGAGCCCAGTCATCAATTATAGCTGTAAGCTGTGCCTTAGGAGCAAACTGATACATGTTACTTGCCTGTCCAAATGCATATACACCTTGCTTTTCAGCAACTTGTAGTGCAGCGGGGCTGTCAGTATGTTGCGTAATAATATCAGCACCTTCACTAATTAGAACCTTAGCAGCATTACCTTCTTTAACTGGATCATACCAGCTGTTAACCCATATGACATCAATGTCAAAGTCAGGATTTACACTCTTTGCACCTAAGTAAAAAGAATTGATACCTCTCACAACTTCAGGTATTGGAAATGAAGCAATGTAACCTGCCTTACCAGATTTACTCATATGACCTGCAATTACTCCTTGAACATATCTACCTTGATAAAACATTCCAGAATAAACTGACATGTTATCATTTGTCTTATAACCTGTAGCATGCTCAAATTTTATATTTGGAAACTCTTTAGCAACTTTCAACATTGGTTCCATGTAACCAAATGATGTAGCAAATATAATGTCCATACCTTCATTAGCTAAACCTCTTATAGCTCTTTCAGCATCTGGACCATATTTAACACT